ACTTGCAATATTTTTTGCGCTGAGAGTTTTTCCGGCTTTCATGACCGTGTCAGTATCATCTGCCAGAATACCCTGAACAATCTCCGAAAAATCTGAAAGACATTCCTTAATTTTCTCAGAATCTGTTTCAATTTCAGAATCTCCGGTCAAGCTATTACGCTTAAACAACGTATCCTGTAAGCTGTAAAAGGCATTCCAGAATTCTTCTGACTTGTTTTTCTGCTTAAACCTTACAGCCACCTCGCTTTTTTCCACGACCTCAAAACCAAACATTTTAGCAAGCTTCTTGAAAAAACTTTTGCCCTCTGATTTGCTGAGACTGTCCGGATCAACATCATCCTCGCTGTAAATACCCGTGCCGCCCATTGAAAATCCGGTTATTTCACCCTTTTCAACTGCTGCCCAGACATCGGGGTCTGTGATTTCAACGGTCATCAGCCAAGTACCCTTTTTGACTTTTTCCTTACCGATCTCAAAATCCGCTTTGGCTATCCAGTTCTCCACAACTTCGGCTTTTTCAAACTTTTCAAAGTTGTGCTGAATGTCAATACCGTCTCCGTTTTTGGCAAACCAATGCGCTGCTTTGCGTATTTCTTCTTCAGTCATGTAGTCACCCTGTGAATCCTCCGTCATAGGCTCGTAGACAATACCTGTCACATAATGACTGTCGGTATCCGTCTTTACGATTTTACCGTATGCGGAAAATGAAGCTTTACCGTCTTCGGATTTAGTTATAAGGAAAGACTTTTTGTTAGCCGCTTTGTCAACAAGGGATACAAACTGTATCTGTGCATCTGAAATACTGCGTGTTTTAATTATCTCGCCCATTTTGCACCTCCATTTAAATTTTTAAGCAGTTTTACGCCTTGCTCAGGGCAGTGCGTGACCGCACGGGACATATCGGGCAAAGTTAACTTAAATTTCAGTTAACTGCACGATGGGTTACTTTTGATTTTGGGTATAAAAATAACGCCTCTTTTAAGGCGCTTATTCCTTATGGCCAGCAATGTCAGAAGCCATTTTTATTAATCCGGCAACAGCCCGAACACTTGCCAAAACCCATGCGGCTATATAGCAACCCATAGGTATCTGACCTGTATCCAGTGCATAAAGCAGTATTATGTTGAAATCATAGTATACTTCCTTTCTTATTTTGGGTATAAAATTAGCACCTTCAGCTGAACTGAAAGTGCTTAAATTATTAAAAATGTTTTAACTCAGCAATATTGCAAACAAAAGTCCACATCCGGATATTTGCTTGTAATTTCTTCAAGGGATTTTTTGAATGTTTTGCTTTTGTTAAGCTTTTCTGAAAGTTCTTCAAAAATCTCACTCATCCATTCCAAATCGCTCAGATTTAGAGTAGAAAGAAAAGAAACTATGTCGTCTTCACTATTCCCACAATAAAAAATCATTTTATTGAGAATTTTATCACGTCCTATGTCATCAAGCGGATGAAGAGTTTCTCTTTCTTTTATAAGTTCACGCAATTTTTTTTCGTTAATCTCTTGCATTTTCCCATTCATCTCCTTTTGGTTGTCTCATATTATTAGGACAAATTGTTCCCACCTGACTGTCATTAAGAAATATAACAACTTCCACATCATCAAAAACAGCTTTCTTTATAATATCATTGCCCGTGCCAAAGTTTGCGGTATATGTTCCGGCAAGTAATATTTTATTATCATCCCAATCTTTCGGAAACCATGATTGACCTATATCTGAATTAGATTTATTGCTTCCGGTCTTCTTAGTGGGATTTTTGTGATTTGGTACGCTACCTATCCTTACGCCATTTGAATATTCTTTATAAATAACCGGTTCAATGTCGGTGCTCAAAAGCTTTTCTATTCCTCTTTGACCATGACCACCTTTATCAAGACGATTAGTTTTAGTCCAATCACCTAATGAGGAATGTTCTAATCTTTCTTTGCTCACTGTCATTATACCATCATTTTTTAGTTCAGTCAACGATTTAAATACTTTTCTAGGACCGTGTTTTGTATCGACTGTTTTGTAGAGTCTCTCAAGGTCAGCGTCATTCTGAATTACTCCGCTTTCAAACAACGCCCAACGTGAATCGGAACGGAAATACTTTTTTCTTTCCTCGACTGTTTTATTTTTAAGCCAATCGCACTTAATAGTATCCTCATTAATTCCGGCTCTTGCCTTATTACGTGCGTCAAGCTCTTTTTTCCATTCATCGCCCATTTCGTCAATAGCCTGCTGCTGCAGCTTCTTGCGTTCTTCAAGAGGTAAGCCTAAAATTTCTTCCGAGGCAATACCCCTATGAATACAGTGACAGTTAATTACTTCCGCCGCCGGAAGTGCGGGGTCTTTGGGAAAATCCGCAAGATATGTAACTCCGTCTGCACCTTTAAGCTTAAAATTTTCACTTATAAGTACTTTCTGACCATTCATTCTTACGTGATTCGGTCTGGGTTCAATTTTATGATTTCCCGTGTGAATCCATTCCTTATATTCGGACGCCGGACACTGCTGTATTGATTCTTCACGGGCAAAGCTGTGCGCTCTTAAGGTTTCTGTAAGCGCCGCACGTCTTGCCTTGTAAAATTCGTCCCTGATACCGCTTTCCAGAACGTCACGGGCAGTCTCCGAAATGCCTTTGCCGTTTTTCAAGCCCTTAACAAGAATATTCTCAATTTCTTCGTGAGAAGAAAGGTGCATTAGATCTGACAGCTCATAGCTCCATTGTGCTATCCAGTCGGTTGTCTTTTCGGAAATCTGTTCCACGATCAACTCCGAATCCATTTCTTTCATGTAAAAATTAGCCAGGACAGGAACATATTCCGTAAATTCATTGAAGAAAATAGGGAATAGCTTTTCCCTGATATCATTTGTTGTCTTAAATTCCTGCCATGAACCTTTAAGAAATTCCTCAAGGTCAATACCTTTCTTATCAGCGGATTCAATCAAATCCTCAAAGTCTTTTGATTGCTCCTGCAAAACCTCAGCTATTTTTTCTTCCAGTTCCTCAATATGCTTTACTGTATTTTTGGAATCTGCATAGCCTTCTTCTTTCAATCGGTCAGCAAGATCATTGTCGGCTTTGGTTATGTATGCGTCAATTGCTTTAATAAGTAACTGACATTCGGAACACATAAAATCAGCCCCCTTTGCTTTGTTTCATTAGCAGGGAGCGCACTGACTTCATTACCGCCACAATTTCATCATCGTGATTGTTTTCGGCTTTTGCAATCTGCGTTTCAAGACCGTTTAAAGCTGATTGAGTTTTACTGTAAGCAAGAGGTATATTACCCCAATCCTCCTCAAAGTCATCACTGGTCTCACCCAGAGCCTTGTACCCGATTTCTTTGGCCTTGTTAGGAGTAAGACCCCCTGCATTGTTTACAAGAGTAAGTATCTTATACAAGTCATCAGGATTGGTAATATCAGGTGCTTTGAAATAAACTTCAACATGCTTAAAACCGTAATCATTTAACAGCTTGTTATTGATTATCCACGCAAGGGACTGTCTTTCCGGCTGAAACACCTGTTTTTCTGTTACCTCCATTGCGGTCTGAGCTGTAGCACGGTTGAAATCTGTGGTATATCCCACATACAAATCAGGCAAGCGAAAAGCCGACTGTACCTTCTTGCGGTTATTATCCAAATAGTCCTGAAACAGCTCGTCGTGCTGTAAAATATCCGCAAGACTCTTTAATTCAATATCCGGTTGTTTTTCCTCCTGCATACTTGTACTGTTTTCATTTTTTTCAGCTTCAAGAAGCAAAAAGCTATGCTGACCTGCTTCGCCTTTAATGTCGTTCATATAGGTCTGAAGCTTGTCATAGCTTTCGTCTGTCAGAGTACCGCCCTTGATAATTACCGCCATAGGAGTATGCCGACCGTTTTCAAAGTAATTGTTATTCAGATTTTCAGCCTTGCAGCTTCCGTCAACATTCAGCGCCTGACCAATCCAGCGAACCTGACCGTAAGGTCTGGAGCCGAGTTTAAACTCCAATATCTCATTAGCCCGTTTGTCAGAATCCAGCTCAGAAACATATCCGCCTGTTTCTTTATTCATAATTCGTTTATCTCCGAACTCCTTGAAATACACGGTTTTACTACCCACTGTCTGCTTATACTTTCTGTACCGCTTTTTACGCCTTATGGCTTTTCCTTTGTAAACATATTCAACCTCAACCGACTCTTCAAACAGTCTGGATTTTTTGACGCTGGGAACGTTTTCAATGAATTCGATCTGTACCACTTCGTCCATCCCGTTTCGGATTATCTCCAGATATGCAGTTCCATAAGTTTCACGGGCGGCAATAACCTTCTCAAAAACTTCTTTTGTATCACAGTCCAATGCAAGAAGTTCCACAATATCTGAAAGTCTGTTAAATTCATCTTCAAGCTCTTCCGTGTCTGTAACATCCTCTTTATACCTAACTCCAATACCGAATCCCGCTATATTGGACTTATACGCACTAATGCACTGAGGAAGTATAGAAGAGTGCCTTGTCATATTTTCAAGACCTTTTAAGGTATAGTCCGGCTCAAGCCAGTCTGAATATCCGGAATCCTCTTCATTTTCCAGATGTGACGGACTATCGGATTTCTTTATCTGAGCTGTTGTTTTTATTATCTCGGCACGAACCTTTCTTTTTTTCTTACTCAAGTTTTTTGCCTCCTTTCTTTTTTGAATTTAACAGGCAGACAGCATAATAAAATACAATCTGCTTCGTCTGGGGAATGACCGCCCCTTTTCTTTATGGCGTCTTTACTCTCGACTCTCTGTCTGGAATCGTCGGTCATTTCATATTTTCGGGTTGACAGCTGCGCTATTAAATCCGCATCATCGGGAAGAATCAGTTCTACAGGTTTAGGTTTCCCGTCTTCATCATGAGGTGACAAAAGATTTCTGACTACGCTCATCATGTATGTGGTAGAATCATAATAATATGCATGTTTCATTCTCTGACCGAATTTAACGGGGAATATTTCCATCTGTTTGAAACGCTGAGGATTACTCCGCTTCATTTGTCTTAATCTGTCCACAACACCGCCGCCTACGCCGCCGTCGTCTATCTTAACAGCAACAGGACGTTTATATTTAGGATATTTTTTAAGCAATTTATCATAACACATCACTATATCGTCAGCTGTCTTCATGGTATCCTGCCCCTGACGTTTGCAGACGATATCTGCCTTCTCATTTACTTTAGAACCGATTACTGTTTTATCGTCCCCGAATCTTGCAACATCACAGCCAATATGGATAAGGTCGGGTATTTCCGGTTCTTCAAAATCTTTCACAGACGATGTTGACGTTAATATCAATTCCATAGGAATGAAAACATCGTCTTCCTGTTTAGGAAATTCTCCGTCAACACGGACACGAACAAAATTTGAATCTTTCCCATATTTACGCTCCATAGCCGCTATATTTTCCTTATTGGTTCTGGAACTGTCACGTGAAGAAACCCTGTGACATTTATACAATCCTCTGTCACAGGTATGAGAATCGTAAAAAATACCGGAGGTCTTTGTAGGATTTCCGCACATAAGCAATTTATTGTTTGCTCCGGACAACGTACCGAGAATCGCCTCCATTATCGGATCGGCAACACCTGAAGCCTCGTCAACGATAAAGAGCATGTTGTCCTCGTGAAAGCCCTGCATGTTTTCAGGCTTTGTGGCTGTTCTTGCAGTAGCAAACCAGCGTTCTTCATTACCTACAACGGAAACCTTTGTTTTAGTCCATCTTAAAACGACTTTTAAAAGCGGACTTTTTGACTGCCATTTTGAAACCTCTGCCCAGAGTACGTCATTAAGCTGCTGTTTAGTAGGAGCAGTTGCTACAACTCTAGAATACGGAAAACATGAAAGAAACCATAAGCACAAAACAGCTTCACAACCGGTCTTTCCGACGCCTTGACCGGAACGCACAGTAACTTTAGGAAACTCCGCTATATCTGTAAATACCTCTTTCTGCCATTGGTCAGGCTCAAACCGACAAACCTCACGGGCGAACAGTTCGGGAGATTTGCGGTATTCGGGGATTTTTTTCTTAAAAGCTTTTATAAGCCTGTGGTATTTATTCTTCCTGTTCATTTTCATCTTCTCCGAGAAGAGCGTCTATCCAAGCTTCAGCCATACTGCTTTCGGCTGTTTCGCTGCTGCCTAGCATTTCCCTTAATTCACGAACTGCCGAAACATCAGGCAGAGCCGTTTTCTTAATATGCTTTACTTTTTTTCTTCCCTTACCGTCAACTGTGATTTCTTCTTCTGAATATTCTCCGCCGGATGCTGCCAATATCAATGCTTTTTGAAGCTCGGCTTCTACAAGATCAGGATTTGACTGTATAAACTCGGCAAACTCCTCATTACGTTTTTTAAATTCATTGATCAATCTATCACGCTGTGGCTTGCTGTCTGTTTTTAAAAACTCATCATACAGGCTCTTTATACTATTTAAATTTCCGCCT